CATTTATGCTTGGAGTTGTAATATATTCATGAGATAATACAGACGATGAAAGAAGGGTTGCAACCGTATAGCAAGAAAGGGTAACACAATGAAGCAACTGTACAAATGCGAAAAATGCGGAAAGGTATTTGAGAATTATGAGGACTGTGAACGGTGCGAATCGCATCATTATACGTTCACTAACACATGGAGAAGTGACGGATTGAATGAAAAGCTTGATGCAATGACAGAGTACAAAGAAGGACAGGACGAGCCGAATGTTATACACGTTATGTTCTATCGTTCATACTGGGACGGTGAGACAGGCGAATGGAAGGACGAAAAGCGGTGTGGCAAGTACAAACTGGTGAGCAGTTACGAAGCACCCTTAGAGATCACGAACAACTGAGATAGACAGACGGGGAACGGACTCCGTTCCTCGCAGTCTGTCCCAGTTGGACGGAAGAAAGTGAGGATAATAAAATGGCTACTCGGAAAGACTTGGAAAGATGGTATTATACATTCGATCATTGTAAGGTTGGATATGCTTGCTATCAAGAGGATGGAAAAAGTCGTGCTGAACTGGTTGAGTTGGGTTTCAATAGAGGACTTTATGGATGGAATTGGACTGCCTTTGTTGACTTTGAAACTCGGACTCTGTATGTAAGTTGCTATCGGAACGTGCCCAGTTATATCAAGGAAAAGTGAGATAGACAGACGGGAGAGGGACTCCCTCTCTCGGAGTCTGTCCCAGTTGGACAGAAGAAAGTGAGGTTAACATGAAAAGATGGTCTGTTGGTATTGTAGATGGAAATGGTTTTGGGCATCACTGGATAGTATCAGCAAGTAGTAAGTATGATGCTTTGTGTGTTATACTGGATTCATGGAACAAAGAGTCATATGGTATGCCGTATGGGATACAGAAAGATGGAATTACTGCGGTAAAGGTATTGTTGATTAGAGAGTGAGGGGTTATTATGAAATATGACTTTATCAGAGTAGTAGGAACAGAAAGCGGAATTGTCGGTAAAATCATTTATGGTAGACAGATTGCATTTTACAGTATTCACATTGACAGTACATTCAATGGAAGAGATTGGTGCCGTAATCATGGAATGAAACTGGTGTGCCGTGTTCCTAATACGGATTATACTGCATGGTATGAGATTTGGGAGAATCACAATAGACGGTTAATGACTGCTTTCCTCATTTGAGATAGACAGACAGGGAACGGACTCCGTTCCTTGTAATCTGTCCCAGTTGGGCAGAAGAAAGGAAGGTGCAATATGGCACTGCGTGGTGACCCTGTGAATATCCTTTCGTACCATGAAAGGAAGAAGGTGTGGAGTGTTCATGTGTTTTATGAACCGACACACATGGAAAACTGGGAAATTCGGGGAGTCTGGGAAGTCTATTATCAGAAAAAGGGTTTCCCTATGATGTACGCATATGGACTTCCAGATTATCAAAAGTGCGAGAACAAGCATTATAATGCTAATGATGCACTGGACATCGCATGGAGTAACATTGAAGATTATAAGGAGATGTTTGTATGAAGATTATTGGTGATGGAAGTCCTCTGTACGACTCCGCAAAAATGGAGAAGTCTCCCGTATCGCATGAAGGTGTATTTGACTTCTACAAAGGACGCATTGAGTCTGCACTCAATTATGGTTTGAAGTCTGGTGATGAAATACTCCATGTTATTCTCCGGTGTGCTTTCTGGGATTCCTTCTTGACGGATGATGAGTATAGCATTATTATTAACTTGTGTGACTTAGCACACAGGAAAATACTCGAAAATAATTGGAAGGAGACATGGAAAGATGAAGGATAATAGCAAGACCCGCAAAGGGGACAGGGAGATAATCTCTGTCTCCCTTCCTGTTTCTCTGTATGAGAAGATGGAAGATGTATGTGACCATTATCACATGAACCGGAGTGCTATGGTATCCAGTGCGGTGAAGGACTATCTGGAAAGTCTGGGTGTTGTGGTAGGTGAGCAGTAATGGCGAAGTTTGAGTTTAAGTTCAAACCATCCTATTATACGACTTCCGGTGCGGAGACTCTTCAACGGAAAGACCTATCAGCCATGCGGAAGGAATACACCCGTATGCGTGATGTTGCTCAGAAGCGTGTCCAGAGACTTCAAAAGGATTATGACTGGACTACAAGCGGTAAACAGTCATATAAACTGGAAACCGCAGAAGGAACAGTAACAAAAATGGGGTTCCCGAAGCTGAGCGAGATTAGTCCAGAAAACTTACCAAAGGCATTTAGGGAATTAGCGAGTTTTGTTAAGTGGAGTGGCAGTACACGAACTGGACAACAGAGTATGCAAGAGAAAACGACTGCTACACTGAATAAAGCAATAGGGACGAAAGACGAAAAGAAGAAAATGGAAGACATTCCAGAAGATGAAAGACCCGTTAACAAGGCGAACTATCAGAGAATAATCCAAGTAATGAACGAAACCAGAAGACTTAAAATTAGTTCAATATACGGGTCAGATACTATTAAGGACTTTGTAGATAAAACTCTTTCATTAAGTAAGGACGATTTTGATAAGGTACTGGATAATATGAGCAAGTTCCTCGATCATACTGCTACTGTTGATGCTGATATTGAAGCATACAGAGGAGAGCATGAAGGGGAATTTGACATGGATGATTTCTTAGAAAAAGTAGGTTGGTAATATATGGTAGTGAACTGTGCGGAGTTCAACCCAGAAAGTTACTTCAAGGATTGCCCACTGGTTAAGAACCGGAGAGGAAACCCGTCTGGACAAAAGAGACACTACATGGGAATAACCACTGCCTTTGATATTGAGACAACTTTACTGGATGATATTCAGCAATCAGTCATGTATATCTGGCAGTGGGCATTTTCGACTGATGTAGTAGTTATTGGACGGACATGGGATGAATTTCTGGACTTGCAAAAGAGGATTGAAGCGGTACTCCCAGATGATAGATGGCTCGTTGTATACGTTCACAATCTCTCTTACGAAATGAGTTTCATAAAGGGAATATACGCATTTCAACCCAGTGACATATTCGCTATCGGTAGTCGGAAGGTGCTGAAAGCGGATATGTGGAACAAGTTTGAGTTCCGGTGTTCTTACCGACTCACAAACATGAGTCTGGGGCAGTTCACGAAGAAAATGGGTGTAGAACACCAGAAGTTGTCTGGCGAAGAGTTCGACTATTCCAAGAAGAGGTATCCGTGGACTCCGATTGAGGGAGAAGAACTGGAATACTGCGTGAATGATGTTCTGGGACTGGTAGAAGCGGTAAATGCTCTGATGGAGCGTGACGGTGACACACTGGCTACCATTCCAATGACATCTACTGGATATGTCAGAAGAAACGCAAAACGGGCAATGCGGAACGGTATTCACCACAACTTTGTATATTCCATCCTACCAGACTATCCACTGTATAAGGCACTGAGAGAAGCGTTTCGGGGTGGGAACACTCATGCTAATCGGTATTTTACCGGAGATATCATTGATAACGTTCACAGTGCTGATAGGAGTAGTTCGTATCCTGCAGTTATGTGTAATTGTGAGTTTCCCATGTCACAATTTACCAGAATTGCCCCAAGTGACTTAAATGAGGATTATATTGCTCGGTGCATTAAAATCCGTCATAAGGCACTGCTTTTGAGGGTAAAGCTGATAAATGTCCGTCTTAGGGATAGATATTGGGGTTGTCCCTATCTGAGCAACGATAAATGCCGTAATATTGAAAGACCCGTATATTGTGTAGACGGACTGAATATGGTTAATGCGGATAATGGAAGAATACTCTCAGCCGATAGTCTGGAAACGACTATAACAGACATTGACTTGCGGATTATCTCGCAGGAGTACCAGATCGACAAAATTAAGTTTCTGGCGGGGTGGTATTCATCATATAAGAAGTTACCACAACCTCTGATTGACGAAGTGATTAAGTATTACAAGGATAAGACGGAACTAAAAGGAGTCGAAGGTATGGAAGTTTACTATGACAAGGCAAAGGCACTGCTCAATGCCTTATACGGGATGCTTGCACAAGACCCGTGTAAAGCAAAGATTATCTTCTCACAGGAAGGTGACTGGGAAGACGAGATAGCAAACCACTTCCATGATAAGATCGAGAATGGTGAGAAACTGAATGAAGAAGACCTTGAATGGATTGAACAGAGAAAAGCTGAGATTCTGGAAAAGAGCAACAGTAAAGCGTTTCTGGCTTACCAGTGGGGTGTCTGGGTAACTGCATGGAGTAGACTAATGTTGGAAGAGGGGATAAGGCTTGTTCACGATACGGAAGGTGCTGATTTTATTTATTGTGATACTGACAGTGTTAAGTATACTGGGACTGTTAATTGGAGTAATTATAATAGGGAAAGAGTTGCTGAATGTCTTGATTCCGGTTCTTATGCAACCGACCCTTCTGGGGTGACTCACTACATGGGAGTGTTTGAGAATGAAGACCGGAAGGATACTGGTTTTGCTTATCGACATTTCAAAACATTGGGGGCGAAAAAGTACGCTTATGTGGAAAAGGACGGAGAGGGAGTACATTGCACGATTGCGGGAGTCAATAAGGCGAAGGGCGGAAAGGAACTGGATGAACATGGTGGACTCGATGCCTTTGAGGAAGGTTTTGTCTTCCGAAAAGCGGGTGGGACTATGGCGGTATTTAATGATTCACCTGAGATACAGGAAGTTGAGATTGAAGGACATGTTATTCGCATCACTGCTAACGTTGCTATCCTTCCGTCAGAATACACACTCGGTATTACAGGAGAATACGAAAGAATTTTGAAATTCGCTAAAAACTATCTTGACAACCCGTTTGTTATTTGATAATATTATTACGGTGATTGACGGCGAGCGTGGACGGTTGCACCCCGTGTGCAAATAACTGTCAGAACTACCAGAACACCTCACACTGGTTACACCAAACAGGAACGGGTGCTAACAACGAACCGGACTGTGCGAAGACCCGTCACCACCATGACAACAATCCACTACAATACTGAAAGGGGAACACAAACAATGAAGATCATCCGTAAGACCGAAGGACTCACCAGTGCCGACATGTATGCTCTGACCAAGGGGAACGATGTCAAGAAAATGTCCGATGCCAAAGGCGAAGTCCTCGACATTGCCAAGTTCGTGCTGTATGAAGACGAAGACCAGGAGGGTGAACTGATGAACGTTCTCGCCGTGGAGACTGTGGCGGGTGTCCGGTATGCCACCAACTCCAAGACCTACGTTCGTAACTTCTCCGACATCATGGCAATCTATGAAGCGGGTAATGAAACCCCGCCCACCAAGTTTAAAGTGGGCAGTGGCAAGTCCAAAGGCGGTCGTGAGTATATCACTTGCGACATCGCATGAGGATATATGACCCGTCCGGTTATGTAAACATTAAGGGGATACTCGACTGCGGGTATCCCTTTAATTTTCTGGTGGGTGGACGGGGGACTGGTAAAACCTACACAACCTTAAAGACCGCAAGGGAAGACCGTAGGAAGTTCATGCTGATGCGAAGAACGCAGTCCCAAGCAGACCTAATCAGTAAACCGGAATTTTCAGTGTTCAAGCCTTTGAATGAAGACCTTGGATGGAATGTCATGGTACACAGGATAAGCAAGTACAACAGTGCGTTTTATGAACTGTCTGGAGATGCTGAAAAAATCGAACATGAGATAGGGTATACTTGTGCGTTATCCACTCTGTCAAACATGCGTGGTTTTGATGCTTCGGACATTGACTTGATTATCTATGACGAGTTCATACCGGAGAAGCACGAACGACTGTTGAAGAATGAAGCTGATGCAGTATGGAACGCATATGAAACGATGAACCGTAACAGGGAGATTAAAGGCAAAGCACCCATTCAGATGATATGTTTAGCGAACGCAAACGACATTACCAACCCAATCTTTGAGAGTCTGGGACTGATACGGATTGCCGATAAGATGCAGAAGGGTAACACTGATAGGTGGACGGATGAGAAGCGTGGTATCCAACTCATCATGCTACACAGGAGTCCGGTGAGTAGACAGAAAGCGAACACTGCTCTGTATCGGTTGACGAGTGGAACGGACTTTTCAAACATGGCACTTGACAATGACTTCAATGTAGATAGAAGTCATGTCCGACCCAGACCATTGAACGAGTTTATTCCCGTGTGTTCTATCGGTGAGTTGTGTATCTATCGGCACAAGTCAGACCTTAGATTGTATGCTACCACACATCTGTCTGGTGTATTCAACACTGCCTTTTCTCTGTCTGATGCAGACCGGATGCACTATCAAAGGTTGTACCGGACTCACTGGGAGTTGTACATCAGCAATCAAATTGACTTTGAAGATGTGCTTGCGGAGAAATTATTTATTAAATACTGGGATACCCCTTGATTGTTTCATGTGAAACATTTATAATAACTTCGGTGGGTATCCTGCCCAGTGCAAGCCTCGGAAGGGCGGGCATGACTCCGCACAGTCACAAAGGATGCCCACCATCTTTATATCCAGAGGAAGGAGGATTCTCATGGAAATGGATGCCATTGTTTCAATCTTCTCAAACCTTGCAGTTCCTGTAGCATGTCTGGTAGCGACCTTTTTCCTTTGGAATAAGGAACGGGAAGACCACAAGACGGAACAGAAGGAACTTGCGGATGCTATCAGAAGTTCCAATAAGGAACTGACAGAAGCAATCTCAAACAACACACTGGTAGTACAGAAACTTGTAGACAAGATGGAGAAGGAGTGAGTTCATGGTAACGGGAAAGGAATACGCTACACAGGCACGTTCCCATAAGTATGACAACATTCCTTATTCCAAGATGGACTGCCAAGCCTTTGTAGAGGAAGTTCTCGCTGACTGTGGTGTGCGGAACAGTAGCGGGAAACGATACAATTGGAAAGGCAGTAACGACATGTGGAGAGGTGCTTTGAAATGGAAAGGCACTATCCAAGATGCACTGGATGCGTTCGGGTATATCCCAGATGGAGCATGGTTATTCATCGTAAAGAATGACGGTGGAGAGACAGAAAGGGGATACCACGATGGACAGGGCAATGCAACCCATGTTGCTATCTACTGCGACCCAGACAGTTCCACTCCGGTACGGGACTCCACCCGTTCCACCAAGACGAAGCGGGATGGTGTGGGATACCGTTCCCTCGATGCCTTTACACATGTGGGTTTACCCACCGTGATTGACTACTCCCAGAAGGGGAACGACATTGCGAGTATCCTGTCAGAAATGACCGCATGTATCGAACGACTGTCAATTTTGACAAATGAACTGAAAGGAGATATTATAACACATGGATGCTGAAACCATTCTGAAACTGGTAAATGCCGGATTCACCAAAGAAGACATCATGGGACTCGGAAATGTACAAGCACCTACACCCGCACAGGCAGAACCCGCAGAAGAACCCGCACCCGCACCCGTAGAGACACCCGCAGTAGTAGAAGCACCCGTAGCCGTAGCCGAACCCACACCCGCACCCACACCCGCACCCACACCCGCACAGGAACAACCTTCTCTGTCGGATGTCATGCACCAGATTGCGAAACTAACCGCTTCTATTCAAGCGAACGCACTGGCAAACACGAACATTCCGAACGGTGCTGACCCCCGTGGTGGACTGACGGGTGAGAACGCACTGGCAGAGATTATCAGACCGACTTTCGGGGGTGGTAAAAATGTTTGACCTTGTGAATGTAATGAAAGATATTCTGGGAGTGCTGAAAGAAATTCTGGATGCACTGAAAGATAAGAAAGGAAGTGCTAAGAAATGAGTGTAAACAATATGACCTTTGAGCAGTCCAGTGCGGTACTGAACAGTCTGGTAAAACAGGCTACTGGTAGGCAGTCCATTATCAATACCGAAGCCGACTTTATCTCTGTTGCCCAGACTGCTCTGAACCTCGGCAATGATGTTATTTATAACGCACTGTCCAATGTTCTGGCTCGTACCATCTTTGCTATCCGTCCCTATTCCGCTTCTATGAAGGGACTGGAAAAGAGTCTCCCGCAGTGGGGTGCGTACATGCGGAAGTTCAATATCGTTGCTTCTGACTGGAAGGACGATGATGCTTACAAGTATCCAGTAACCTTCGATGCCACTCAGACCCCGCCCACTGGTAACGGGCAGTCCGTAGATCACTGGGTAATCAACAAGCGTGACTTCGTGCAGACCAACTTCCTCGGACAGTCTGTTTTCGAAGACAACTACACGATTTTCCAAGATCAGATTGAAACCGCTTTCCGTAATGCGGAAGAGTTTGGGCAGTTCATGTCCATGATTACCACTGATATGTCCAATAAGGTGGAACTGGCGAAAGAGAACATGTCCCGTGGACTGGTGGCGAACTTTATCGGTGGACTGATTGCTGAAAATGACAGTTCCCGTGTTATCCATCTGCTGAGCGAGTACAACTCTCTGACTGGACTCTCTCTGACTGCCCAGACAGTTTTCCAACCGGACAACTATAAACCCTTCATGCAGTGGGTGTATGGTCGCATTGCTTCGGTTGCTTCTCTGTTCAAGGAAATGAGCGTGAAGTACCAGACCACTCTGACGGGCAAGCCGATTCCTCGGCATACTCCCTACCAGAAGCAGAAGATGTACATGCTCGGTGCGGAACGCTACCAGATTGATTCCCGTGTTCTGGCAGATGCTTTCCACGACAACTACTTGAAGTATGCTGATGTGGAAACCGTGAACTTCTGGCAGTCCATTGAGAACGTGGATAAGATCATTGTCACTCCGACCTACACCAATACTTCCGGTGTTGCCACTACTGCGGAGAGTGCCGTTACACAGACTGGTATCTTTGCGGTACTGTTTGATGAAGATGCTATGGGTTGGGCGCAGATTCACAACCGCATTATTCCGACTCCGGAAAACGGACGGGGTGAATACCGGAACTTCTGGTATCATATGCGGATGCGTTGCTTCTCTGATAACACGGAGAAGGGTGTCGTGTTCCTTCTCAACTAACAGGAAACCTAACAACTGGCGGGACGGGTATGTGCCTTTCCCGCCTTTCTTTTACGGGGGTGCTATATGGTAGCGGTAGACTTCTATATTGGTTTTGAGAAAAGAACCAATTCAACAAAAAGACCCAGTAGCAATGATACTGCATATACGATAAGAGGATATTTAAGAGAACCCTGTTCACTGGAAAATCCCACTATCAACTTCAAAGAGTTCCCCGCAAACATTCACCCGCAAGCATACAATTATTGTTTCATTCCGGTATTCAGCAGATACTATTTTGTGAACGACTGGACATGGAATAATGGACTGTGGGAGTGTTCAATGACGGAAGACTATCTGGGAAGTTGGAAAAACCAGATAGGAAACACAAGTGCATATATTGAAAGAAGTTCCTATGAAAGCGACGGGGATATTATTGATAAACAGTATCCCGCAACAACTAAATTTGAAATAGGGCAAACCTATATCAATGCTGACTGGTTGAATATTCTTTCAAGCAATGGGTGTTATGTTCTCGGTATTCTTTCGGGAAATACATACTCTTCTACTGGTGGTGCAGTAACATACTATGCTTTGACTTATACACAACTGCAAGCACTTGTAGATTACCTTCTTTCTGACCAGTATATTGACACATCTGGTTTCCCGACAACAATGACCCAAGATCAGCAGTTAACACACAGTGTCGCAAAGGCACTTCTTGACCCGCTTCAATATATTGTTTCTTGCGTCTGGTTGCCTTTCAGTGCAAGCGATATTGGAGAGTCATCTACACGGGCAATCAAGGTTGGTTACTATCCAGTTCCGCAGACTATTGCGGAAGGAAGATTAGTTGATAGCACTACTTCAATGTCCTATGTACAGAACATACAAATTCCAACTCATCCGCAGTCGGCAAGTAGAGGACATTACTTAAATACACAACCGTATACTGAATTGCAGTGTTATGTTCCACCATTCGGCTCATTCCCTCTCGACCCTCAATGCTTCACAACCGGAGATAAAATCGAACTTGAAAACACATTTGACTTAGTAACAGGAAAAGCAATACTGCGTGTAAAACGTATTTCTTCCACCGTAGGAGACACACCGCTACTATATGAGACATCTGCACAACTGGGTGTTTCAATTCAACTGGCACAAGTAAGCAGTGATGTAATAAAATCAACTACTGCGATTACATCAATCGGTGCAAATGCGGCGGGTGCAATGGCGAATATTATGACAGGAAATGCGGTGGGTGCGACACATAGTGGAATGATGATGCTGAATAGCATAGGTAATGCGGTTGATGCTAAAATGCCACAAGTCATTACAAGTGGTAGTACAGGGTCGTTCGCAAGTCTGTTCAATTCAGCATGGCTATTCCATAAATTCCTCTATGTAGTCGATGAAGATAACGTTGAACTGGGAAGACCTCTGTGCAAAGTAAGAACCATTTCCTCTCAGAGTGGTTATGTGAAATGCGGAGAAGCAACAGTAGACTATCCTTGCCTTGCCCATGAAAAAGAAGTAATACACAGAGAACTATTAACTGGATTCTTCTGGGAGTGATTATATGAACGTAACACTGGTAAACGGATGGTATATGGCTACTAATCAAAGATGTGGTGCGTGGAGTGTTACCGATTCATTGCCAACTGCTGAACAACTATCCAACGCAAATATAGTTCGATCATTCTTCTTAAATGAAGGGTGGACAATAAACGCAATATGCGGTATGCTTGGATGTATGCAAGGCGAGTCAACTATTAACCCCGCATATATTCAAAAAACAAACCGAAGAAGACTTCCTAACTCTGGAAATAATCTATCTGATGTCCCTAACAGTGTTATGGAAAACTTCTACATGGAATACTATGGAGATACAAGAAAGGCTTATGCAATAGGTATTGTACAGTGGGACGGGTACTCAACACGCAACAATCTAAGACGACAAAAACTGGTAGCATACGCAGAGGATAATAATATTATATGGTATGACGGTTGGACTCAAATGTACCGGATAAGAGGAGAACAACAGTACGATGTACAACATGGAACGCACTCATTCTTTCAACCCGTAAGATACAGCGGTGTTACATATACCTTTGCAAACTTTCCATACTCAACCGCAACACCAGAAATACTCGCATCAGCATGGACATCTGGATATGAAATAAACAGTGGTGGAGTTGGATATAGAGACGAAAATGCTCGATGGTGGTATAATTATTTTACGGATGCAACCGCACCCGCAGTAATTCCACCGGAAGACTTTCTTCTTCCTCTTGAAGCAGACCCAGATGACCCGCCTTTTGACCCAGATGACCCAGACACACCAGAACCGATAGGGAGTGATTACCTTCCCGCTTGGCTTATGTACTTTATCAAAAAGAAAGGGATGATATTATGCCGAAGGATGTAGGTTACGGAGTACCGGAAACATACGACTACATCAACATGTACAATGCTTCTTTCTCACCTTCTACTGTCCATGTAAAAAACACCGCATTGCAGAAGTTCTTCCGCAGATACCTTTTCCAGAAAGCAATCTCGGTATTCAAGTGGAACTTACCGGACACCTTCAACAGAGACTACTTCCTTTATGTACTTTACGCATGGGGATATATCGGTGTAATTGAGACAGACAAATACGGTGTAATCTGTCAAGCGGGAGTCCCCTATGGCTATGATATTTACTACCAACCCACTAATCTGGTAATCTCCAACCCGCTACTCAAACACTCCCTTGAACCCCGCATTGGACAAGAATGTACAGTCTTCAAACTTCAACCGGACTGGGGAAGTATCACCGACCTTGTAAACTACTATGCCGATATGATGGCGTTATGTGCGGAGACTGCAAGCGTTAACCTTCTCAACAGTCACTTGTCTTTCGTGTTCCCTGCAAAGAACAAACCAGAGGCAGAAACCTATAAGAAACTCTTTGATAAGGTGTCTGGTGGAGAACCCGCAGTAGCCGTAGGAGATACTCTGTTTGGCTCGGACGGTAAACCCCTATGGGATGTGTTTCAGCAGAATATTGGTGGTAACTACATTGTGTCTGATGTGCTTGCGGACATGCGGAAGATAGAAGCAATGTTCGATACAGATGTGGGTATCCCCAACGCAAACACTGAAAAGCGGGAACGCATGATAACAGATGAAGTAAACGCAAACAACGTAGAGACAATCACCAAGTGCGAACTGTGGCTTGACCAACTGAAAAAGTGTGCGGAAGAAACCAATAACCTTTTCGGAACTTCCATCACTGTTGACTGGCGACATGACCCGCAAGAACTGATTGTTACCAAGACAGAGGAAGGGGAGATGTATTATGGGAAGAACCGCTAATTTGTCTCCTTTGGGACTGTTTAACTGGGACAATACTGTATTTGACCTCATGCAAATTCCCGCCCAGTTAGACCGTGAAACACTCATAAATAATATCCTTGCGGAAACCGCAGAACTGGAAGTCCTCTATCCTAATCCTATTGTCTTCAAGAGTCTTCTGGGCGTGTGGAGTACAACCCAGATTGATGTCTGGAACAGACTCTATGCTACAACCCAGTATGAGTACAACCCCATTGAGAACTACAACCGTTACGAAGAAGGTAGTGACTCCGGTAGCGGTAGCACCACGCATAGCGGTACGGACAGGCACACCGATACCACTGCGACTACTGGTAGTGATACTTCCGAAACCGATGTCACTCATGGTGGTGAAGATGTGGACACGGGTGTGAGTGATTCCGCTAAATGGATTGCAGGATTCAACTCCGTTCCAAGTGGAGACGATGACGGACTCGTAAAGCAGTCTAAGGAGTCAAATTCCGCTGAAAACAGGCACGATTACGGCGAGACAGTCAACACCGAAGGAACTATCAAATACGGAAAGACGGAGACTCGGAACGGCTCATTGACGCATGGAGAGAGCATTGTAACGGAGAACGATGGAGAACACGAACTTCATGCTCATGGTAATATCGGTGTGACTACCACACAAAAACTTATTCGCGAACAGAGAGAAGTGGACAAGTTCAATCTGTATGATATAATAACTAATGAGTTCAAGATGCGATTCTGTGTCTTGGTTTACTAAGAAAGGAGAGATAAACTATGCCTAACAATATCGGTGCTTTCGGTGAAAACTTCCCATACACTAACTGCCATGATATGAACCAAGATTGGATAATTAAAACGCTACGAGAAGTCTTGGACAAGTTCAATGAAGCAATCTCTGCCAAGATCAAATTCGCAGACCCTATCCAGTGGAATATTACCAAACAGTATGAAGTGTTAACCATCGTAATGAACGATAACAATGCTTATCTGTCTATGAAAGCGGTTCCTTCTGGAACAGACATTATCAATACTGAATACTGGCAGAACATCTTCGATATGTCCGAACTATATCAGCAGATTGATGACCTTAAAGCATCCGTTACTAAGCAAATCACTGACCTCACAAATTCAGTAGATGCGGAACTGAACTCTATACATGATGAACTGACTACCGAAATCACTGCACTGGACAATGTGACACTGAAAACTAATGCCACGAAACACTTATTGTATGTGGGTGACTCTTATTCTGAATGGTATGACCATCAACTTTATAACGAATTTGTAGCAAACGTTGGAATACCCGCTTCGCAGTGCCATGACCTTTCAGTTTCCGGTGCGGGTTTCTCAATCGCACAGACAAAAACCTTCTTACAGGAAGTACAGGATTATACCGGAAACAAAGAAGCAATTACTGAAATCCTGGTAGTAGGTGGCATTAACGATGCACTTCTCCAATTCAATAACTATACCTATTCTAATCCAGATGTAACCGTAGTCACTAATGCAATGGATACTTTCGTAACATACTGCCATGCGAATTATCCGAACGCAAAACTTCACATTGCCTATGTTGGAGGTACTCTCCCGTCTTCCCAGTATTATGAAACACTGCACCCAGAGAAGTCGCAGGAGTGGGCGAAATGGTGCTACACCATCTATGCAAAGAAAATCGGATTCAATGTATTAAAAACATGGAACGCAATCCATACTTCAAAAGTCAACTACAACAGTGACGGACTCCATCCATCGAGTAATTATGGTATTACTGCCATATCATCTACACTGGTAAGAGCATTTAACAATAATGAAACCTCTGAAAACAGACCGCAGATTATCTCTACAATTCCCGCAACAGGAAACAATACACGAGTATTAAACGCTTTCTGTTGGATTGATGATGACAACGCTTATATGACAATTCCAGACGATTACATTGTCATCGCAAGTGGTGCTCAAATCGGAAGCAGTGAGTTCTATCCAATACTTTCACTCGATTCAAATAACCTTTTCCAAGTCAGAACACCCCACTTCTATAATATTACGGTATCACTGTCCGGTTTCACAGGACTGACAGGAACAGTAATTTGCCCCGCAGAACTGAAAATTGAAAATGGTATAATTTCGATTAAAGTATTCTACTTGCTCAATAACCAGTACCAGACACTGACAGGAGGTTCATTCTCTGCTATTACATTCTATGGTATTCCAGACATAGCAGTACCACTCTGGGAAATCAACTAATCACAT